TCGAACGCGTCCCGTGCAATCCAACGTCGCATCGCGATCACGGCGTACGTGCTCAGTCTGCCGAACTTCGGGTCGAAGTGCTCAATCGAGAACATCAGCGCCATGGTGGCGACGCCCATAAACGCTTCTTTGTCGCCGCCGAACTTGCGGGCGTGCTTGAAAGCGGTTTCGGCCATAAGGCCCTTGTTCCGCTCGATCAGCTTATTGCGGGCGTTTATGTCGCCGCCCTGCGCCTTGGCGATTAACTCCCGTTCCTCTTCCTTGGTCAGATAATCGGCCGCCATATCGCGTCTCCATGCGAATACAGGGGAGTCATCACGGCGACCAGTATGGGAACGCTCAAGAAAATCCGCAACAAGATTCTTGCCGGATTCGCGCGTCGCACGTAGAGTATGCCGTCGTCGACATCACCAAGCCCAAGGTGCCGCGAAAATGAAGATCACCGCCGTTTATCTGCGAGTCAGCAGCGAGTCGCAAAAAGAAGCGAGCCAATTGCCCGACGTTGAAGCGTGGGAAGCACGCAACGCCGACAAAAACGTGGTGCGGTACCCCGTCGACAAGTTCACCGGGAAAACGAAGAAACGGCCCGGGTGGATGCAACTCGAGGCCGACATCGATGCCGGCAAGATCGGAACCCTTGTCGTGTGGCGCACCGATCGGCTGGGCCGCACAATGGCGGGGCTCGCGGCGCTCTACGAAAAGCTGATCGCGCTCGGCGTGAATTTCATCAGCCTCACGGAAGGTTTCGACTTGAACACGCCCGCAGGCCGTCTCACGGCGCACGTCGTCGGGGCCGCGGCGGAATACGAGCTCGAAGTGAAGGGCGAACGCCAGCGCGCCGGAATCGGCGTCGCCAAGTCGAAGGGCGTTTACAAGGGCGGCAAGAAGGGGCGGCGCGTCGCCTGCACCGCCGAGAAGGAAGCGGCCGTCATCGCCCTGCGAAATTCCGGCATGGGGCCGCGTATCATCGCCCGGCAAACCGGGCTTTCCAAAGACACCGTGTATCGCGTGCTGCGGGCTAAAGGCTTGGCGCAGCCGACGACTGCGGTGTAATCTGCGCCCGTCCATCGGCCGATTAGCTCCCGGCCGTAAAGTGTTTTGCCGACGTGTAGGCGTTTGGTGCGCCCACATTCTCGTCGTCGGCACATGGCCAACAACCAATTCTTTGCCGACGTAAAGCGGCAAACGGAACTCAAAGGCAAGGCGAAAGCCCGCCTGCAACGCGAGGGGCGTTGGAAAGAGTTCGTCAAGTTCCGCGAAGACATGCGGAAGAATAGCGGCCTGCCTGGTTGGCTCGTCGCAATCTGCGCTTTGAGCCGGCAGGAATTCGCGCCGCTCGACGGCACGGCCACCGAGTTTACGGCGGACGAATACCACGCCCGGCTCGAGCGGTTCCGCGGCACGGCTCAAAAGGAAGAGGCCGCAGCGGCGGCGTCCGGCGGTGCTGCGTCATCCGAGACGGTCGACAAAGCCGTCAGCGGAATGCGGCTTGCCGGCGCGGCGGCGATCAACAAAGGCCGCATCAACCAAGTCGAAGAATTGAAGTGGATGCGGCTCCGGCGCCGCGTCGCGTTGGCCAAGCGCAAGGGCCGCTCCCGCGCGGCCGACGACGAAGCCAGCATCGTGCGTTGGGTCTACAACAACGCCGAATCTCACGTCGACGACATCGATCCTCTCGACGTCCCCTGCGTCGGCGCGATCAAGCATCTACGCCGCGTGCAAGAAAGCACGGACGCGTACGACGAACTGACCAAAACGCTTTGGTCGAAGCTGCTCGCCAAGAATCTCGAAAGCGGCGAAGTCAGCGGGCCCGGCGACGACGGCAGGAAGCAACTCCGCGCGCTCGACAAGATCATGCAAGTCGACTTGGACGCGGACGAAAAGGAAATCGCGGCGGTGCTGCGCGGCGATGCGACGGAAGAAGTGGTCGACGATGACGATGACGAAGAGGCCGCTTGGGAGGCCGAACTAGAAGAACTGGAACGCGAATATGCTGATCCTCAAGCAACAGTTTCCCGGGCTGGAACGAGCGCCCAAGGATCTCAAGAAGAACATCGAGTACCGTCACCGGATTTGGAAAGCGGGGCGGGTATCTGAGGAATTTCGCAAAGACTGTTGGGCCGCTTCCTCGCGTGATCCGATTTGGTTCTGCGATTCTTTCGGCTGGACGTTCAACGCCAAGTCGTATCCGTTCGCGCCCGATCGGCCGTTCATTCTCCGCGACTATCAAGAAGACCTCACGAAGCTGCTCCTAAGCTCGATCGGTCAACACGAAGTCATCGTCCCGAAGTCGCGCGACATGGGCGGTACGTGGGTTCCGCTCTTCCTCATCGAATGGCTTTGGCAATTCCAAGACGGCCAATCGATTCTGATGGGCTCGTCGAAGCAAGACTACGTCGACAAGGCCGGCGACGATAAATGCCTCTTCTGGCGCTTGGAATACTTCTGGCGCATGCTGCCGTCGTGGCTTCGGCCGCCGATGCGCGCCAAGATCGACCGCAAACTGAATATGTTCGGCAACCCGGTCAACGGCTCGGCCGTCACCGGTGAAGCGACCAACCCGAACTTTGGCCGCGGTTCGCGCCCGGGCATCATCCTGCTCGACGAATTCGCGTCCGTCGACTTTGCAAAAGAAGTGCTCTCGGCCACCGGTGAAGCGACGTTCACGCGCTGGATTATCTCGACGTTCTACGGTGCATTCGGCGCGTTCTACGACAAGTTCAAGCAGAAACAGGAAATCGCCCCGCATCACATTTTCTCGATGCACTGGTCGAAGCATCCGGACAAGCGGAAGGGGCTCTACACGTCGAAGCCGAAGGGCGATAAGTACGTGCTCGAAATTCTCGACAAGGATTACGAGTTTCCGAACGACTACAAGTTTACGCTCGACGGCCGTTTGCGCAGCGTCTACCGCGACTATTACGAGTTCCACGTAGCCGGCAGCAAGCAAGAAGTCGCGCAGCAATTGGACATGGAGCCGCAGGAAAGCGGCTGGCAATTCATCTCGACCCAGCGTTGCGAAGAGCTTTGTTTGACGCAGGCTCGCCAGCCGACGCATCGCGGCACGTTCGTCTTCACCGATTGCATGGCCGATCCGATCGCGTGGAAGGAAGATTCGGAAGGGCCGGTCAAACTGTGGGTCAATCTCACGACCACCGGCAAGTATTCCGGCATTCACGATTGCGGATCCGGCAGCGACATCAGCTACGGCATGGGGGGCAAAGAGGGGAGCAACAGCGCCTCGGCGTTCTACTCATCGATCACGAAGGAGAAGGTGTGCCAGATTACAACCGGCACGATGCCGCCGCATATCTACGCCCGTTTCATCGTCGCCGCGTCGCGATTCCTGTCGGGCCCGGCCGGTCCGGCGCTCATCGGCTGGGAAGACACCGGCCCCGGTCAGACCTTCCGCGCCGAGCTATTCGAATTGAAGTATCAGCGGATTTGGTTCCCGGGCGACGATCGGCGTCCCGACGCTCCGAAGAGCGGAATTCCCGGCTTGAAAGCGAATCCCGAGACGAAGCGTTCGATTCTGGATAACTACAAGGCGGCGCTGCTCGAGGACCGCATTATCAACCGTTGCCGCGAGGCAATCATGGAGTGCGCCGAGTACGTGCGCCAACCGAACGGCAAGGTAGAGCATGTGAAATCGCTACAGTCCGAAGACCGCACGGCGATCGGCGAGCTTCACGGCGATATGGTAATCGCGGACGCATTGGCTTATCTTGTGATCCAAGACCTGCCGGGGTACACCGACGTCGTACAACCCGACATTCCCGAGAACTCTTGGGCCGGACGACGCCAACGATACCTCGATCAGAAAAACAAAAAGTCTGGTTCTTGGTAAGAAAAGGAGCGTGATCCGATGAAAGAAATGAGCCGCGCCGAATCGGCGAAAAAGGGGCTTGCCGGCGGAACTAAGCCGAGCACCGTGTCGTCGATCGTCAGTAGCCGCGCGAAACAAGCCGGCCACGGACGCGGAACCACCACCGCCAACAAGGGTGTTCTCGCCCGCGGAAAGAGCAAGAGCAGCGGCAAGAAGTAAGCCGCTGCCGTCGATAGATCGGCTCGGCCGGATTTGCTACCCGGCCGGGCGTTCGTGTTCGCGGACCTGTAGGGGCCTGCATTCCAGGCCCTTTTCTATGCGCAGGCCGCAATGTTCAATCCCCTCGACGCTCGCGATCTAGGCCGACTTCGTCAATCACTGACGTTCTCGCAAAAGAAGTGGCGGGTGCATCTTGAGCGCCGCCTTGGCTTCATGCGGCAAGTCACCGGGCACCACTTCGGCCCGGTCGAAGAGGCGACGCAAGACCACGTCATTTTCCCGCTGCTCGGGCTCGCGCTGAAAATCTACTCGCGCATGCTGTCGAGCCGAAACCCGCGGGCGATGGTCAAGCATTGGGATCCGGAATTCGACACGGCGTGCTACGAACTAAAGCTCGCGCTCGATGACGAATTCGAGCGTATGGACCTGGCGGAATCGCTCAACGCCGTCACCGTCGAATCGTTCTTCTCGATCGGCGTCTGCAAGATCGGCCGCGTCGATCACGGCGAAATCGAAACGCAAACCGGTTTTATGAACGCCGTCGGTTCGAGTTTCTGCGACCCGATTTTGAGCGAAGACTTAATCTTCGAAATGCGGTGCAATCGCTGGAAGCGCATCGGCTACATCGGCGACTTCGCCCGCGTGCCGCTGGAATGGGCCAAGGAGAATCGGGCGTTTCTCCCGGCTCGCAAGAATCTGCAAGCCTCCCGGGCCATGGACGGGGCATCGCTCTCCGGTTCGATGCGCAATCTGCGTTCGCAGCTTCTTTCGAGCGGCAAGAACGACGCGATGGAAACCGAGTACGAGGACCACGTCGAACTGCTCAACCTCTGGCTTCCGCAAGAGGGATTGATTTTGGTCACCGACCGCAGCGTCACCAACGTGCTGCAGGTGAAGGAATGGGACGGGCCCGAACGCGGACCGTATCACATCCTCGGCTACAACTGGTTGCCGGGTAACTTGTGCCCGCTCCCGCCGATGGCCGAGTGGATGGATCAGCATTTGTTGGCCAACACGCTCGCCAATAAAACCGCCGAAATGGCGAAGAATCAAAAGACGGTGCTCGGCGTCACCGGTCCGACCGGTGCGAAAGACGGCCGCACGGTCGCCGGCGCCGACGACATGGACGTCGTGCAACTCGATAACCCGCAAAACGTCCACGAATTCAAGTTCAACGGTCCGGACTCGCAATTGTGGCTCATGGCGCAGCAAGTGCGCGAGTTGTTCAATTGGAATGCCGGCAACGTCGAAGCCCTCGGCGGTTTGGGCCCGCAGTCCGGCACCGTCGGCCAAGACCGGCTGTTGCTTGAATCGGCGTCGGCCCAAGCTCAGAACATGCAGGCCGACGTTACGAACATGACGCAGCGCGTGATGACGGACCTGGCGTGGCACGTTCGGCACGACCCGCTCTTCCAGCGTCGGCTCGTGAAGGAAATCGAATACGCCAATCGCCGCGTGCCGTTCGTGTTCGAAGCCCGCAACATTCCCGGCGAATTCCAAGACTACAAGATCGTTCTTGAGCCGTATTCGATGCAACTCCGTTCGCCGGAACAACGGCTTGCCCGCCTGAAACAGGAGCTCAAGGAAACGGTTCTGCCGCTGCAGCAATTCATGCAAGCACAGGGTATCGGCATCAACTTCGAGAAGCTGATGAAGAAGGTCGCCGAACTTGGCGACGCTCCGGAATTCGCCGACATGCTCATCTATCAGCAAGGCGAAACCGATCGGCCGGCCGGACAACGCGCGTCGAAATCACCGGAGACGACGCGCCGCTATATCCGCGAAAACCGTCCGCAGTCGACGATGGCCGGCAAGAGCCGCATCGCCATGGAAATGCTCGCCGGCGGACGGCCGCAGCCTAAAGAGCAAAGCATCATGGCACGTTAGACGCTTGCAAGGTTTACAAAGTTCTGGCAGGCTTCGCGATGTAGTGAGTCCTGGGGAGTCATCGTAAAGGCCCGCGTTCCATGCCCAAGGCACGCAGCAATCGCAGTAAACCGAGCCCCGCTTATGCGAAGAA